ATGACGGCGTCCTTGCTTCGAGTCAATTATGCTTATGTGCTCACGGCTGGATCTGGAAACGGCGCTGCTGGTGACATCTACATAGGCACTGGTGTTGTAACAGCAGGCGTTCCTGCAACCACATACGACGTTATCAAGTTTGACTACAACACCACAATAACTGGAAGTTGGACGGTTCCCGCGGGTTACACCGCATACGTCTCCCAGGGGTTGTTTTCATCTGGTCAAGCGGGTGGTTCTAATCAAGTTCAAGGCAGACTGTTGACGAGAGGAACAGACAACATTCGGCGCACCGCCGCAGTTACGAGTATCAACAATGGCGTGGCAGACTATGTGTTTGAGTATCCAATCGTGATCCAAGAAAAGACAACAATTGAAGCAACAGCAATTGGTAGTTCTAACAACAATGCTGTTTCGTCAATGTTCATCTTGGTGTTGGTCAAAGAAGGTCCGTAATGCCAGCAAAGACCCAAGCGCAGTTTCGGCTGATGAAGGCCGCGGAGAACAATCCGACGTTTGCGAAGAAGGTTGGCATCAAGCCTAGTGTGGCGGCGGAGTTCACGTCGTCTAACGTAGGCAAGAAGGCCTACGGCAAACTGCCGGAGCGCATGAAAAAGGGCGGACCTAGTCTGGCCATTGGGCGAGGCGAAAAACTGCCTGCAAAGCAAGGTGCCGGGCTGACGGAGAAAGGCCGGGCAAAGTACAATCGCGAGACAGGCAGCAACCTGAAGGCACCGCAGCCGCAGGGAGGGCCGAGGCGGGACTCGTTCTGTGCCAGGATGGGTCCAATTGCACGCAGTAGTGAACGGGGGAGCCGCGCTCGAGCCTCAATGAAGCGCTGGAATTGCCCCGGTTGGTAGGGTGAACCATGGCCTATTCTGGAACCGTTGGGACGACCGTCATCCAAGTCCAGACCCTGATTGATCATGGGGCGCGGCGGTGCGGGAAATTGGCCGAAGAGCTGACTTCTGAGCAGGTATTGAGCGCTCGGGAGTCGTTGTACTTCCTGTTGTCCAATCTGATCAACATCGGCATTCAGTATTGGGCCATCGACAAGAAGGTGTACGGGCTCCAGGCGGATCAGTACGTCTACAAGCTGCCTGTTGGTGGCAATGACGTGCTGCAAGCGCTCTATCGGCGCATGAATCGACCCTCTGGGGCGTATGCAACGAGTGCTGGCGGGACGGTTGAGAACGCGTTTGATAGCAACATTGACACAATCTGCACGCAATCAGCCCCGAATGGCAACATTTCCGTCAATTATGGGACGAACAATCCCGTCTACATTGGCTCAATCGGCGTACTTCCGGGCGTTTCTGGCAGTATCGACTGCATATTTGAGTATTCCAGCGACGGAATTGCCTGGAGCACGCTCTATGACCCCGGAGTGACGGCCTGGGTCAACAACGAGTGGATCTGGTACGACATTGAGCCCGGTCAAACGGTCGAGTGGTACCGGATTCGGGCAAGAAATGGGTCGACTTTGTCGCTTAGAGAGCTGTATTTCGGCAATAACTCGACCGAAATCACGATGGCGCGGCTAAATCGTGATGACTACACCAATCTGCCGAACAAAAACTTCACGGCGAACCAACCGTTTCAGTATTGGTTCAACCGGACCATTCCGCAGGCGGAAATCACGCTCTGGCCGGTGCCTTCGGACCCGTTTGTGCAGATGACGGTCTGGTACTCGAGGCAGATCATGGATGTTGGTGATCTGTCCGGAGAGCTAGAGATCCCGCAGCGGTGGTATCTGGCGGTTCAGTCAATGTTGGCGCATCAGATGTCGCTGGAACTGCCGGGAGTGGCGACAGACCGCATCCAGTACCTGGAAGGTCAGGCGGATAAGTACTTGACGCTGGCCGAGGTGGAAGAGCGCGACAAGTCGCCGATCTACTTTGCCCCGAACATCAGCGTATACACAAGGTAATCATGCCGCGATTTCTGGACACGCTAGGCTACTCTGACATTGCAATAGCGGTCTGTGATCGTTGCAAGATGAAGCGCCCCCATGCGGTGATGAGGAGTGATCCGAACTTCCCAGGGTTGCAGGTATGCAACGAGGGATGCGCGGACGAGTTTGACCCGTACCGGTTGCCGGCGCGAAAGACAGAACGAATCACGATTAGGTTTCCCAGGCCCGATGTGTCTGTAGCGGTTGACCCGAACAACCTGACTACCGGAGGATACGGCAACTATGTAGTATCGCCGGAGCAGAATACGCAGACGCCGGAGAACAACGGCAACCTAGACAGCATCGAGGTGTAGTGTGGCGAACGTAACGATCACCCAACTGCCTGCGGCCGGCGTAATTACCGGGTCGGAACTAGTCCCCATCGTTCAGAACGGTCAGACGGTTCGCACGACGACTGGTGCAATTGCTGCCTCGCCGAGTCAAACACAGACCTTTCTGACGTTGAATCAGGAGCCGTCATTACCGAACAGTCGGTTTCTGCAAGGCGGGGTAGGAATTGGCCTGACGGACGCCGGGGCGCAGTCCTATCTGCAAATAGTGCTTAACGGGGCCTCTGGAAGCCTCGAGGCCGCGTCAAACGGCGTGATCGTCAAGACGGGTTCAGGATCGGTCACAAATCGCTCTATCGCGGTTTCTGGGGACGGCTTATCGATTGCAAACGGCAGTGGCGTTGCTGGCAACCCGACGATCTCGTTGACGGGTATTGCGCTCGCCATGGCGCAAGTATCTGGGACAGGATTCCTGGCAGTGGTCGGAGGCACGACAATTGCAGGCCGTGAACTGTTCGGAACGGCGCAGCAGATCAACGTGACGGCCGGGAATGGGACGAACAGTCCCGTGTTCTCGTTGGCACCGAATACCGTGATTCCAGGCACTGGCTCGATCACGATTCCCGTAGGAACGACGGCGCAACGGCCAGTCGGGCAAGACGGGATGATTCGATACAACACCGACATCAGTTCGTATGAGGTATATGAAGCCGGATCGTGGAGTTCGCTACCTGGGGGAGCGGTGACGCTGATCAACACCGGAACCGGCCTTACCGGTGGCCCGATTACCTCGAGCGGCACGATTGCCTTAGCGAACACTGGGGTGCTTCCGGCAACTTACGGAACTGCGGCAGCTGTGCCGCAAATTGTTGTAAATGCGCAGGGGCAGATCACTTCAGCGACGGAAGTGGCAATTGATCCCGCGGCGATTGGCGCGGTGGCATCGGTCACGGGAACCGCGAATGAGATCGACGCGGTAGGCACGACAAACGTCGTGTTGTCGCTGCCAACGAACATGGACTTCACCGGCAAGACGGTGACCGGCGGCACGTTTGATATGGTTGCGGCTACAGTCAACTCGGTGCCGGTGGTGACCGAAGACGCAGTGCAGACGCTGACCAACAAGACGCTGACGACACCGAGTATTGCGCAGATTTTGAACACCGGCACGTTGACGCTCCCGACATCGACGGACACCTTGGTTGGTCGTGCAACATCGGATACGCTGACCAACAAAACGATTGATGCGTCGAGCAACACGTTGTCAAACATCGGCAACGCATCGTTAACAAATTCTTCGATCGCGTTTACGTATTCCAACGGCATTACGGGTTCTGCGTCCGTCTCTCTGGGCGCAACGAACACCATGTCGTTGTCGAATGTACCAAATGCTGCATTGCAGTTTAGCTCGGTGACGATTGGCTCAACGTCGGTGTCGTTGGGTGGCACGGCAACGAGTTTGGCTGGCCTGACAACGGTGACGGTGACCCAGGCTCCGACCGCTGCGTTGCAATTAGCGACCAAACAGTATGTCGACGACGCGGTGTCGGCCGGGCTTGCGATTCACGTTCCTGTGCGAGTAAATACGCCAAGCGCGTTGACGGCGACCTATACGCCGGGTGGAACAGCAGTCACGGTCACCGACATCACTGGCGGCACGACACTGACGTTTGCTACGTCTCCGAGTCTGTCGATAAACGATCAAATTGTGTTCTCGTCCACCGCAAACGGGATTGTGTCGGGGACGGCTTACTACGTGTACTCAGTTCCTGCGGCCAATCAGGTGACGCTCTCGTTGTCCTATAACGGCCCGGAGATCACAACGTTTACTAACGGCACGGGGTTGTCGATTGCTGGCGTGGTCAATGCCGGTGTAGGTGCCACGCTTACGAATGCCGGGGCCAAAGCGGCGTTGCAGATTGATGGAGTGAACCTGTCAGTTAGCAATCGAGTCTTGGTCTCCAACCAAGCAAACGCCTTTGAGAACGGGATCTACACGGTTACCACAGTTGGAACCCCTGATCCTGGCGGCACGGATTGGGTTCTGACGAGAGCATCAGACGAAGACAAGTACAAACCGGACTCTATAAATGGCATGGGCCAGGGAGACTACTTCTTCGTTCAAGAAGGGTCGTCCGGAGCGGGTGAGTTGTATGTCATGACGACCAACAACCCGATAATCATTGGGACAACGAATTTAACGTTTACGCAATTTTCCGCATCGCAAGTGTATTCTGCGGGTACTGGCCTGACATTAACTGGCACGCAGTTCAGCATCACAAATACCGGGGTTGCTGCAAACACCTACGGATCAGCCTCGAGTGTGCCGACGATTGCAGTCAATGCTCAGGGACAGATCACGAGCGCCAGCAATACGTCGATTGCAATCAACGCCAATCAGATCACGTCGGGATCGATTCAGAATTCGCAGCTACAAAACAGCGCGATTACGGTCAACAGCACGTCGATTTCTCTGGGCGGGTCGGCGACGATCACTGCGGTCAATCCGAATGCTTTGACAATTGGCACCGGGTTGTCTGGTAGCAGTTATGACGGGTCGAGCAACATCACAATCGCAATCTCTAATACGGGTGTTGCAGCGGCGACATATGGATCTGCCTCGAGTGTCCCAACGATTGCGGTGAATGCCCAGGGGCAGATTACAAGCGCTAGCAACACGTCCATTGCGATCGATGCAAATCAGATTACGACAGGCACGATTGGATCGTCGTTGATCAGTGGTTCGTACACCGGGATCACTGGCGTTGGAACGTTGACCGCAGGAACATGGAATGCAACAGAAATCGCTGCGGCCAACGGTGGTACGGGGCAAACCTCGTATGCAGCTGGCGATCTGCTTTATGCTAGCGGAGCGAC